GCAGCAGTATTACTTGCCGCAATGCTAACAGCCGCGCTTTGTTCACGCACGCGCTCACAGGCTGCGCTTGTTGTTGCGCTTGCAGTTGACGTAGCGTCACTCTCACGCACGCGCTGGGCTGCGCTAGTCGTAGACGCGGCAATACTTGTAGATGCGCTAACTTCGCGCACTCTTGTTGCAGCAGATGTATTGCTTGAGCTTGACGCAACGATAGACGCAGCAAGGCGCACACGCACAACAGCAGACGCCGTTGAGGTAACGCCAATAACAATGGCTTCACCTTCTTTGAAAGCACCGCTAACGCCATACGCCTCAACGCCATATAAGCCTTTGCCGTAAGCGCTGCGGTACGTTACGTCAGCCATTGTTTTAATCTAGCGTTACGTCAAGCTCAGCAGAATTGATCCGCAGAACATCGCCTGTGTCAATAGCCTTGCTTGTCGTCAGCGCTGCATAAGCAATCAGGTTGCCACCAGTTGACGCATCAAACACACCGATGTGAGTAACTGTGCCATACGAGGCAGTCGCAGTAGGAAACTCAATCGCAGCAGAGTTTGTTGCCTCATTGCCCGACACAGTAAAGGTTGCGCTCTGGCGTGCGTATGCTGTGCCAGATGTGCTGACTTCAGTGCCTGACGCATCTTCCGCTGGATTGCTTGTAAACAGCGCAATATAAAATGAACTTGGGCGCGTAACGGCATCGCCAGTAAAAAGCCACGTTAAAACGCGTGTTTCGAATACATTAGAAAGGGACAACGCCGCCTCCATTGAAATTGTGAACGTTCTATGCCACTATATACGAAACCCGCCAATGCAGCAACACTGGCGAGTTTCTAACCAAGACAGCCTAAGAAGGAGGCCGAAATGTCTAAAAAAGAACTACCATCCCCAGAACTATTGCGTCAACTGCTTCGCTATGATCCAGACACAGGAAAGTTGTATTGGAAAGAGCGCGATATTTCCTTCTTTAATACAACGGAAAAAAGAAGCGCAAAACATGCTTGTGTACAATGGAATAGCAGACTTGCGGGAAAGGAAGCGTTTACCGCTGACGATGGCAAAGGGTATCGCAATGGATTGATTTTTAAAAAAGTGTACTCTGCTCACCGCATTATATGGACAATGTTTTATGGAGCGGCCCCAATTAACCAAATTGACCACATCAATGGAATTAGAAGTGACAATAGAATTTCAAATTTGCGAGCTGTAAGCAGCAAAGAAAACAGCATGAACAGAGCGATTAGAAGCGACAACAGTAGCGGCTGCACAGGGGTTTACTTTGTTAAAAAAACATGCAGATGGGTATGCACAATATCTGCTAATGGAAGGCTAGTACACCTTGGAAGTTTTGCGGATAAAAATGACGCTATCACTGCAAGGAAAGAGGCAGAAGCCAAGTACGGCTTTCACCCTAATCATGGCAGGCGCTAATAGCTGCGAATACGCATGCGGCGACCAGAGCCACCAAATTTGCTACTTTCGCTATCGGCGTTAATGCTATCAAGCGCACTTTGATAAAGTGCTGCAAAGCCTTGAACCCTTGCATCGTCTTTAAGATAAAAGGTTGAATGCACTAGCGCACCATATAAATACGCGTCAGGAAAATACTCCAAAACCCAATTTGACGTATTACTGTCGGACAGCGCAGGAATGCGTGAGTAGTAATAAAGTTCTGCCGTGTACGTCCCGTCAGGTGTGGGGTAGACCTCAATCTCGCCAGCAGTGATCGCATAGTAATGCGGTTTGCCTGTCGTATCTGCATTGCGATAGCGACGATCCACCATCTCGCTTTGGCTAATCAATTCTAGCGGTGAGCTGTCATTTGAGGTAATATAAAAGCGTATTGCCTCAAGAAAGTCAGCAGGGATTGCGCTGTACTGCGTGTCTAGCTCAGCCGTGCTGCGCTTTTCCTGACGCCAATGCTTTACGCGGCGCTGCATGTCAGCTTCAGCCAACGTGATAAAATCAGGAATAGCAGACGTTAAATCATCGCGGTTCAAAAAATCCGCGATGCTCGTCTTTAGTTCTGCGTATGTTGTAAGTGCCATTTAGCAGTCCCATGCTTTGCGCGACCAATAGTTGGCGCTTAGTTTACTTGTTTTGCCCTTAATCCCGCCAGAGCGTGCGCAATAAGATTTCTTGCGGGCAGGTTGATCTTTCTTAATGCTCATCTTTGGATCGCCAAAGTTAATCTTTTTAACCTGATCGCCCTCAACAGCAAGCACCTCAAACTTCTTAGGCCCACCACGGCGTGGCTTGTTTATCGCCGTAAAGCCGTGGCGCTTCTTAGCTGCTGCTATTTTCTCTGCGCGTGTGCGTGACATTAATCAAACCTTGTTATTGGCATTGTTTGATGCATCCTTTGGATGCTTAATGGCCCAAGCGGAATATTTGGAACAGCAGTTTTACCGCCCATCATTTGTATGCCACTCATAACTTCACGCGCAAAATCTGCGCCAAAAACATTTTGCAGCATGTCTGGCGTAATCTGCTCTCTCATTACAGCTTGACGCGCTGCAACAATTTGATCCGCATATGGAAGATCACTAACACTTGTAGGCCGCGTTGGAGCAGAGCTAGATTGACTTACAGGTTGCGTACTCATAGCAGGAGCAAACTCTGGAAAGTCCAAATTAATTGGGCGATACGCGCTGGGATTACGCGTTGAAGGCATAACCATTGGATCATATTTAGAGTTTACGTTTGGAGTAACCCCCGCAGTTGGGGCCACCATGCCTGCAGGAATTGCTGGCGATCCATTTGGAACTCCGCCACCTCTACGACCACCGCGTGTTGCTGGACCCATGCCCAAGCCCGCCATAGGGTTAGCTTGAGGCATAACCTGATCGTACGTTGACATGGGCTGGTTTGGCATAACTGGAGACATAGCAGTTGCAGGCATGGGCGGTCCTGCAGGAGCTACACGCGGACCGCGCTGTCCACCACGTGTTGTTGGGCCACCGCTTAACATAGGTGCCGCAGGAACACTGCGCTTAACCACCGATGGCGTAGCAGCAGCACGACTGGCAGCCGCAGCTTGCTCTTCTTTTGTGCCGATTGCGTCCAGCAAACCAAGTGCCTTTCTGCGCGCCTTGTTTTGTTTTTCTGCAATCGCACGGCGTCTAGGGTCTTCAGAGCCATACGGCGTGGCAATCATGTTAGCTATTTCAGAAAAAATGCCACCACCTTGAAATTCACCGCCCACTTGACCAGCGCCACCACCGTCAATCATATCAAGAAAACTTAAAAACTTAGCACGGTCTGCCATTACTTTTTCCTCTTTTTACTCTTGCTGAGCTTTTTCAAGTCTGCAGCAGTAATTTTCTTGCGTGGTGGAGCCACTGCGGCTAATTTCTTTTGCTTTGGGCTATACTTAGAATACGGCATTAGGACTTCACCTGCTTTTCCCACTCATAACATTTAACTTGCTTGATTGTATACGTTGGATATTTCACCTGCAAAGAGGGAACCCCGTTCTGCATAAAATCAGCAATGCATTCATTCTCATCAGCATACGCAGGGCCACCGACTGCAAAGCAGTAATTCTGAGCGCACAAGAGAACAAATGCAGTAAACATCACATTACTTCTTCACTTTCTTCTTAGCTGTCTTAGCTGCTTTCTTAAACGCTTTAGCTGTTGGCGCACCTTTTGAGCCAGCTTTGCGCATTTTTTCGCCAGAGCCTGCAGCAATTCTTTTACGCTTTGCATGAATGTTTGCATAAAGACCCTTTGCCATTACTTCTTGCCCATCTTGGCGCGACACTTACCCATACGCTTACACGCTGCAGGTGTTGGACAACCAGCGCAAGGTTTAAAACCCTTCTTGCCGCCAGCTTTCTTCATTCCACCTGATTTTGATCCATACGCCATAAAAGCCTCCTATGTTGCTGCAAACGTATCACATTATGCCAAACCACGCAAATTCCTTCGCAACTCACCTCTCCAAGTTGTCATGGGGCCAGAAAGCGCAGTTGCTGCGTCTGACGCCATAGTTAAACACACAGCGTCCGCAAGGTCAGGGGAACGAAGTCCGCGCTTGCGCATTTGATCCTTGCTTTCTGCCGCCATCTTCCCTGAAGAGGTAAAGCTGTAACGTATGCTTGTAAGGTCAGCTAAAAGCTCGTCATCCTTCGGGACTTTACAGCTACGATCCTCTAACCACGCTTTTGTCTTAAACCACAATTCTGTTCTGAGATTATTGTAAGTTTCGCCCATACTTGGGCTTTCAGCAACGTTTACACCCCTTACTGGCGCGCCTAGCTCTCTAAGCCGATCAACAACCCCAGCGCCAACACCTATACTATCAACAAGTATTTCTGATGGCCTTGCGCTGGGGTTTAACGCTTCATACTCCGCCATAACACGACCAACAGTCTGCATTAAGTCTAAACCGCGCCAACTCTTAACCTCAGTAATAACATTACCCACACGCTTACAAAACGCAGTCCTGTCAGACCCGAAGCGAGCAGGATCAACAGCCCAGACAGGTTTACGCTCTATGTCTACCTCAACGTCACGATGAGTTGCAGCTTCCACAAGGTGAAACGGGATAATCGTGTCATCGTCAGCAAGCGGGAACTCACCCAGCACACGAATACGGAACGCATTGCTCTCCTCGCCATACCTGAGCCGCATCTCATTAACGAACTCATCGCTCACAAGAGGGCTATCTACGCATGACCAACGGCGGGTCCACCAGCTATCTGCCATGCGCGTCTGACTTTCGAAAAACGTGCCACTACTTCGCGTGGGGTTGCTCAGCATAATCGTAGTCGCGTTATGACCTGACATAGACCCAGCAGCAGCCTCAAATACTTGCTCAGGCACACCAGAGGCTTCGTCCACCACCAACATAACATGCTCAGAGTGTACACCAGCCAAAGCTTCTGGCGTTTCTGCGCGTGACGTTCTAGCAGATATAAACATCTCTGCAGGCGCAGACGTATGCTCCACACGGTCAGACTTGGTATTCAATATGCTCTGCAAACCCTCTGGAAGCTCATTTATCCATCTCTTGAGTTCTGCAAACAACGCATCAAAAAGCTGACTAGAAGTTGGCGCAGTTACAACAACTTTATTTGGGTAATGCATCAAAAAATACCATAGCATTGCCCACGATGCTGCTGTAGACTTACCAGTACCATGACCAGACCGAATGCTAATCTTGCGTTCGCCAGACGCAATCGCATCAAGAAATTCCGCCTGATACGGCAATGGCTCCACGCCAAGCACCTCCTGCACAAATAAAGCAGGCTTCTTGCCGTACCGCTCGATGAACTCCGCCATCGTATTCTGCGCTTTATCACTCATGGTCAATCACCTTCGTTTTACGCAGTGCATCTAAGTGAAGGTCACCAATACTAATGTTGATTTGCTGGTTGCCCTTGTTGCCGTACCTCTGCTGGTTCCATGAGGACGCAGCAAGATTATTCTGGCCCATCTCCTGCTTCATTATGCCCAAATCAATCTGCGATACATTAGCCTCACTTGCATCCCGCGTATTTTCACCACTCAGCGCCTCAAAAATCTCACGCTGCCTGCGCTCAGACATGTTCTCAATCAACTCAAAGTTCTTATCAAAGTACGCATCAGCCGCTTCCCTGCGCGCTTCATTCACTGCCGCAGTTAAATCTGGGTTTTTCATTATTAAAACTCGTAGCGCACCCTCTGACATGTCCAAGTCCTTCGCTAAACTCCGCAAAGACTTAGCGCTCAAAATCCACTCAAGCAAAAAATCAGGGCCACCCCTGCGCATAATTTCAGCAGTGCGCTCCTTCTGCAATGACCTACCAGCCATACTAAATCCTTCTCTGATTGCACGCAAATTTTAACATGATACCGCGCAAAAGCAAGCGGGGGAGGGCGGGGGGGCTGCAGGAAGGATTACTGGGAACAACGCACAGGGAGGGAAGCGTTCTTCGCGAGGGCAGCACCCCCTGCGATTTATATAACACAAATTTTTGTGTGTGAGAATGTATAATAATAATAGGGGGTGGGGTGGGGGCCAGACGGGGGGGGTCACAACGCATTCCAGTATCAGAATTTAACATAATACCTAGCTCAACCCTAGGTTGGACGTATAATGTGGATTATGTTAAATTAGCGTTTTTCGTAGGTATTACACTCGCCTAATAAGTGTATTGCATTAATTGAACACTTGTTCTATTCGCGCGCGCCCGCCTACGACCTGCGTATCATTGTGTGTTGCGCTGGTTTTGTGACGTTACGTCACTTTGGTTTTTACCTGTTGCATTGATACTGTTTAGATATTATATTGATATCACAAGCAATGGAAAGGCTAAACAAATGACAAAGACACATTATGCAAATCGCTTCACAGGTAAAACAACATATCTTGCAATGCTGCATGAATTTGATGACGGCACATGCGAGGAAATCGTGCAAGTGAATACAGCAATGGGAATGAAAACAATCGCGCAAGAAACATTCCCTGCAAAGAATTTAGGTGATGCTAGTCGCGATGCATACTTGAGATGTGTTCTCGCATCCGCTGCATTTAAGTATGACCATAATACTTAACCTATCCATTAGGCGCGCCAGAGCGCGCGCCCTTTGCATGGGTTAAACATAGGAAAGGATTACACCATGACTAATCAGATCGAAGTTAAAATCGGGCAATCTTGCACAGGCTATCACGGACTAATTGAGCAGCCAAAGTATAAAGGACTAGATGTTCGAGTATTTGAAATGCTTGACGATGGATCAGTTGTGTACCGCCAGTTTGATGAATGGTTCTCATTTGGCGAACGTGCGCGGACATACGGCACACCATTTAAAACAGATGCATTTTGCATTTGCTAATCACAAGAGAGGAAAAGAGACATGTTTAAAGCAGCAGTAATTACCAAGGCACCAACTGGCAAATTCATCTTTGTGGGCCGCGTACCAGCAGCATTGTGCAACACTCGTTACGACACATTAGACGCGGCAAAGATCGCTGCAGTTGATTGCATGATGGAACATGGGGAAACATTCCCTGTAAACGTGGCTAACGATTTAAAGTGACGCTACGTAACAATAGACAAGGTATCACTTTGCTTTCATAGTGATACCACAACGTAACAAAGGACAAGAGACAATGCTTAACGATTTTACACTTACCGAATACTGCAATGACATTGCGCAAGAGATTTGCCGCGATGCATCAGACGAGGATCAGGCCATGGATTGGGCCTCAGAGAGCGCGGATAGCAGCGAGTATGTCATTTATTACGCCAAGGCGCACGAACTGTGCCGCCACTGCGACACGCAACAAGGCGAAATGTTTGTCGCTGATTGTTGGGGCGATGCGCCAATGTCGTACGACGATATGGCTTGCCGCATTGCATATGGCGAGATTGACGCACGCATCCGCACTGCAGTCCACAATCTATTCGCATCGCTAGAGGAAGTATAATGACCATACGCCCACACGTAACACTTGCGGTAGATCAAACCCGCCGCAAGCTAATCGAGATGCAGGAGCAGCTAAACGCGGACGCATGGCAGGTCATCATGAATGACTACACCCACGCAGATGCGCAGCAAGTGCAATACATCGACAATGCCTTAAAGCTATTCGGGAAACTAATAGACGAACTGGAGAGAGCAAGATGAAAACCTACATCCAAATATTCCGCAACATGAACACCGCTGAAAAACTATGCGCAACGTGGGCCGTGTTCCTAACGCTAATTACATGCGCACATATCGTACTTACATCATAAGGAGACAAGACAATGGAAAAGCATAACTGGATTAACACCTTGGACCGCATGCAAAGCGACTGCCAAGCATTGCGCAATCTAACAGGAACGCAGCAAGAAGCCATTCGTGACGCAATAAACGCCCTACGCAACGCAACAAATACCCTAGGCGAAGATTTTGATTTATGCCTAAGTGATTGCCGCGCAATCAGTCGCGCATTCTGGGCCATGCACCACGCTTTTGAAAACCTTGAGCCGAACGAGCATCAGCTTGAGCAAATTGAAGCGCATAACCTTGAATGGGACTATGATGCGCAAACGTGGTCCGAGGTAACGCCAAGCGACGAAACCGTGGATGACTGGCATCCGCACGGCGTTTAGTCTAGCTCAGCCAAGCGCTTCGCCATGTCGCGCAAAATGTATTTCAATTCGCGGGTGGGTATCGTTCCGATATACTGCCCGCGTTCGCTTGACCAGATGCGCAGCCCGTCATCGTACACGCTCCACCTTAACGCGGCTTGCGTTTGTTCGTTAGTTCCATCTTTCGCCATAGTATCGCTTCCTTTTCCTCTTGGTTCCACGGCGGTTGATTTGCGCCGTATTTATTTTTATTTGCGAAACCTTCTAGCTCCGCCAAGTCCATCCCCTGCAGAATTTCATCGAAAGATTTGCGCCGCGCCCTGAACGTGCCATGCGGATGAACCTGCGCGGTTCCTGCAGCAATTCTATCCTGCAACCATTGAGGAAATTCTTTCTTCACCAAGTCTAAATCCAATCTTATGCCCGAAGTACCGAATGCACGTACACGGAACTATTTTATATATAGTTCCGTGTTTCCGTGCAGTGCATGGTCAGTGCACGTTTTTGCACGGTTTTGCACGAAACTAAACGGAAACCCCACGTAACCTATTGAAACTGCAGTATATTCAAAACGGTGCATCTGCTTCCCCATCGCTGACCTTTCCAGACTTGCCCGTCAGCCATATTTTGCCGTCATTTATCTCAACCAAGCCCTTTTCGTGCATTCCGTTCAAGGTCTGCGTCCATGTTTGTTGCGGCCTATCTGTCGCCACTTTTCCCTTGAAGTGATCCCCAAGTGTTTCTAAATCCATGCACCAGAATTTCCTTGGCTCAGGCCATCCAGCCCCCGAAGGATTAGGTGAACCCACGCGCTCCCCACGTAATTGCTGGAAACACTTCACGAATAGCTTTTGGTTTTTCCCCGTTGGCTTGTTGTCGCTCTGCGCTTCTTCCATTTCCTCGCGTGTCGCTTCACGTATGATACAAGTTGTGACCTGATCGCCGTCTGCATCCTCTCCCAGTTCAACAATCTGCAGAATAAAGTTAATCTCTGCGCCTGTCTCCATGTCGCGCTGTTTCGTTGCTCTTGCGGTGCGAACGCGCGTTTCTTCGTCAAACGAAAGTTCAATCTCCGTGTCACATGCCGCCCGCAAGGCAGACGCCCCACGCGCACCTTTAGATGCATCCTTGCCGCTATGGTGGACTAGCATAATGTGAACCCCTGTTCGCTCTCGTATTGCGTCCAGTCCTGCGATTAGCTTGCTCATTTCGCTGTTGTTGTTTTCGTCCATCTGACCAGCCGTAGCGCGTGCCAGTGTGTCGATGACCAAAACCGTGACAGGTTCATTGCGTTTCCCGATTTCAGCCATGATAGCCTCGATCTTGGCTATATCTTCATCCGCGTCATATAGATTGATGGGCGAAGGTCTGACCGCAAGTGACACATCGTTGAACCCGTGTTTCTCATGCAGCGCATATAGCCGGTTCTCGAATGCCCTGCCGCCCTCTGTGGCTAGATACAGGACTGACCCGCGCTTTACTCTATTGCTGACCCATTCTTCGCCCGCTGCAATGTGGTAGGCGAGGCTCATGCAGAAAAAGGATTTGCCCACGTTTGACGGGCCATACACAACCGAGATTGAGTTTTCCGCGATCCAGTTCTTGATAATGTATGTGCTGTCCAGACGTGGCCTTGCAGCACTCGGAAAGATAACTTCGTCAAGCACGTTGCGCGGCTCTAGCTTCTTGCGTGTATCCTCTGCGCCTCGCGCTATCCACACGTCATTCCAGTCTAACCCTTCGTTGTCAGGTATGACGCATTCCACGCCATGCTCCTTGAATGCTTGTTCGCAGGCTTTTAGTCCTGCTGGGTCATTGTCTCCTGCAACGATAAAGCGCGTCTCAGGTTTAACCTCTCGAAGCGCGGTTATAACATTTGTTATATTGCTTGCGTTTAGGCAATGCACCGCAGGCTTACCCGTGGCTTCGTAAACGCTTGCTGCAGTGGCAAAACCTTCGCAAAGATACGCGAAATCCTCGATCTTGCCGCCCACAACATGAAAACAACCTTTGTAGTCCAGCCCGTAGTTGAATTTCTTTTTTCCGCTTTCGTCTATGAACTGCGTGCCTACGACCTTGCCTTGATTGTTGATGATGCGAATGTGTAGATCGCCTTCATCAATGATTGCGGTGTGCTGCTTGATGCGCTTTCTAGTTAAATATGGGTGTAGCTCTGGGTTTTCAGGTAGCTTCACCACGTTATCTGGGGTGTTGTTCATTGCGTCGCTCACGTATTCCTTGTCGGGGTAAAGGCCGCGCTGGCGCAAGATATCAATAATGCCTTTCCAATCTTCGCATTGCCGACAGTTGACCTTTAGATTTCCTTGATATTCGCTAATCCAAAACCGATCAACACCCCCGCAACTTGGGCAAGGCCCGTGGTGCTCTTGGTGGCTTGTCTTTTTAAGCTGTAACGCGCTTATGATTTGCGGCGCGTACACGCTATATGTTGGTTCTGGGTACTTGATCTTGCCTACATCTTGCCCTATCATTGTGCTAACAAATGCTCCTC